GATCCCCGCCGCCGTGAGGAAGCAGTAGGCGAGGAGGGCATCGTCCGGCGGCGTCCCGAACTCCTCGAAGTAAGTCCCGGTGTCGATCTGCCACGATACGCCCGTCACCTTGTCGGCGGTCTTCGTGAGCCGGAGATAGAGGAAGTTATAGGCGTCGTCGGTGAGGGCGTGCTCGATGGCGGCGTCCTCCTCGACGTAGTACCCATCGATCCAGGCGATGCCGTTGGCGAGCGTCACGTCGAGCCCGGAGGAGCCCGTCACCTCGAATCCCCCCAGGAAGGCGCCCGGGCCTTGGAAGACGGCCGGGCCGATCCGCGAGGTCAGATAGGCGTTGAGCATCTTCGCCCACTGCCGGAGGTTCTCCTCGGTAGGGGAGCGGCCGTCTCCGGTCGTCGGGGCGATGTCGTTTTCGCTCGGCCACAGTTTCAGGGACATCGGTCAGCTCCCGGCGGCGAGGGTGATCGTCCAGATGATGGTGATCTGGACGGAGGAGGTCTTGATGATCGTCGGGGAAAGGAGGACCCGCGCGACGAGCCGGGCCGGTCCGTCCGGCGGTGAGTCCGGATCGCCGGCCTCGAAGAGTCCCGCCTCGGCGTACGTGAACCCGTTCCCGTCGGCGAGCGGGACATAGAGTTGCAGCTCCACCGACTTCGTTAAGCGCGTGCGGCGCGTGATCGGCGCCCGGTACTCTTCCGCTCCGAGCGCCGTATCGCCGCCGGCGACGGCCGTCGCGTCCGTCCCCAGGCCGATGTGCGTCGGGTAGTACGGGAGCCCGGCGAGCATATCGGCGATGAGCTCGAGGCCGACGTCGACGACCTTGTTCCGCCCGGTCGCGAGAATCTTCCCGGTCGCGGCGTCCTCGATTCGCACGTTCGCGTAGATGTCCACTTGGTCTCGCATCAGATTTCCTCCGGCCACCCGATCCGCGGGCCGAGAATGCGGGGAGCGCCCTCCAGGACGAGCGAGCGGGCGAGGCGCGATGTGGAGCCCACGAGCCAAACGGTGTACGGGTCATCGCTCCAGGGGTCGAGGTCGTCGGCCTCGGTCGCGGCGACGGAGTCCCCGGCGAAGACTTGCTCCTCCTGGAGTACCGGCGTATCGACGACGGCGTTCTCCGAGGCGCGGAAGGGCTTCCGCCCGAGGATGAACTCCCGGAGCCATGCCAGATGCGCGCCGGCGTCGGCGGCGTCGGTCGCGTCGCATACCGCCCGGATCTTCGAGTCGGACATCTCGCCGCCGAGGTCCCGGTAGGTCACGCTTTCGATTAGGAAGGTATCGGCGGCGAGCCGGTACTCCGGGAGCGTCACGGCGATGAGCTGGCCTTCGACGACGCCCGAGGCGTCAAGCTCGAAGGCGATGCGCCGCGGGAGCCGCGCGAACCTCGATAGCAGGCTCGCGGCCTTGTCCCGCGCCTCGTCGGCGGTCTCGATCGACGAGTCGGTGTCGACAGTCTCATAGCGCCCGCTCGTCCCCTCGACGGCCGCCCGGGCGGCGATCTCGGTAGCTGCCTCCCGGAGCGTGACCAAGGGGTAGAGCCCGCGGTAGGTGATTTCTATCTCGTCGCCGACCGACGGAATCGTCGCGCCGACGTCCGAGTCGGTGTTGACGCCGACCCGCTCCTCGCCGAGCTGGTAAACCCAGTCGGTAGCGTCGACCTCCCGGATGCCGATGTCGGCCGGATCGACGGGCGCCCCGTCGATCTTGATGGTCGGCTTGTCGGCGAGCGGGAGGGCGAGCGTCCAGGTTTGCTCTTCGCCGTCGGCGATGAACGTCTCGACGCGATCTCCCGTCGTGCCGTCGCCGCCGGTGACATACTGGACGTTCCGGTACCCGCTCCGGGAGCGCCGGAGCGTGAGCGAGACGACGGGCGCCGAGCTCGGCGTGAGCTCGACCGGGCACTCGAAGCTCGCCCGGGCGTGAAAGTGTAGCTGGCGGAGGGCGTCGATCCGCCAGGTGTACGCCCCGGCGGTGAGCTCCGACAAGCGGTCCAGGCATTCTGCGACGGTCGCGTAGGCCGCCGGGAACCGGGCCACTACCGGGCCGTCCTCGATGGTCCCCTCAGAGACGCTGTCGGCGGCGAGATAGTCCTCGAGAAGCTCCCGGACGATGTCGCCGGCGGTCTGCGTCGGAGGGTCGGCGGAGTCCTCCCAAAGCCTCGTGACGATGTGACGGTCGGCGAGCTCGCCCCAGCCGGCGAGCGCCAGGTCGAGGATGACGCACGGCGCAGAGATCGCGCCCGGGATGGTATCGGTGATCGAGTCGACGAGCCCGCCGAAGAGCACGCCGGCGGCGTTCTCCACGAGGACCGACTCCCCGATCGCGACGTCGAAGGCCCGCGAGCTCGCCCCGGTGCGGTCGACGAGCCGGAGCGAGGCGCTCGAGCGGCCCTGAAGTTGCGTCCGAATCTGGAGCGTGCCGGGCTGGTAGCGCGCGGTGAGGTCCTCGCCGCCGATCCAAATTCGGAGCGCCGTCGCCGGCGGCGTCACCGGGATGACGCTCGCCCCCCCGAACCCCAGCATCGGCAAGGGCAGCGGGCCGAGGTAGAGGCCCGCCGTCATCGGAGCACGCCCTCGACTTGGAGCGCGGGCCGGAGCCCGCGGACGGTCGCCCGGGCGAGCACATCACCGTCCAGGAGCACTTGGATGACCTGCGTGAGGCCGGCGAGGCCGAGCTCGCGGCCGGGCCGGGTCCTCCGGACCTCCCGCTCATTGAGGATCCGCTCGCCGGCGTGGGCCATCACGAGGCCCGAGGCGAGGAGCTCGCCGCCGGTATCGAGGCTCGGGGCGGAGAGCCGCCCTTGCGCGGCGCCCTGACTCTTCGACGCCGATGCCATCGTCGCGGCGACGAGGCCGCCGATCGCCGCCAGCGCGATGAGCACGCCGACGATTCCGCCCCGCTCGCCTTCGGCGGCGACGACGCCGGTAGTCATCCGGGCCATATCGAACCCCATCGCCGAGGTCGCCATCGTCAGTAGGGAGCCGATCATCTGCCCGACAACGTTGTTCAGGATCCCGAGCATCGCTTGAGAGAAGTCGGCGCCCTGAATAAGGGTCGAGGAGAGCGCTTGACCGATCGACATCGAGACGCCACTAAAGCTCGAAGCCATCGCTCCGGCGGTCGCCTCGGTAGTCTGTTGCGTGGTTTGGTTCGCCTCGGTCGCCTTGCGGGAGAGGAGTCCCCAGGCGTCGCCGACGGTCGCGGCGACCTCGCCGCCGACCGACTTGACGTTGTCCAGGAGCCCGACGAGGTCCCGCTCGAGGTCCGGGATCTGGTCGGCGAAGCCGCCGAGCGCCTCGCCGATGGCGGGCGTCACGCCGATGGCGCCGGGCTCCGACGGCCCGAAGACGGGCGTACCGGGACCGAACGTCTCGCCGCCGCGGGCGGCGTGGAGAGCGTCGAGGCCCGGGCCGTGCTTGCCGAGGTTCGCATCGGCGGCGGTCTCCGCGAAGGCTCGCTGTGACGCCCGGCCCGCGGCTTGCGCCGAGGCGGCGAAGGCGCCGAAGTTTTCCATCTTCGCGTAGAGGTAGCCGATCTCTTCGCCGATCGACTGGAGCGTACTTCGGAAGGCGTTCCAGGCGTCCGACACGGGTCCCTTGAGGACCTCGACGCCGGTGCGGAGCTCGACGAACAGGTCCCGGAGCCCGGGCGTCAGGTCCCGGATGATCGCCGTCGCCGACCCGCGGATCGAGGCTCCGAGGTTCGTTAGCGCATCGTTGAAGGCTTCGGCATCTTTTCCCGCCTTCGTCGACAGGGTGTAACCGAGGTCGTCGGCTTCGTTGCGGAGAGCCGCAATCCCGCGAGCGCCGCCCTCGACGAGCGGGACCATCTTCCGGCCGACCTCCGAGAGGAAGGCGTCGAGCACGAAGAGCTTTTGTCCGGAGTCGGCGAGGCCCGCGACGTGGTCGGCGATCTTGGGGAGGAGCTCCTCGGCGCTCGCCCCGCTTTTGACGAGCTCCTCGAACTCCGTCCCCATCAGCTTGATCGCCTTCGCCGCCGGCCCGCCGCCGGTAGCGGCGAATTCCCCGGCCCGCTTCGAGAGCGCTCGCATCGCCGTATCGAACGCGGCGAGCTCGACGCCGCTCCGATCCGCTGCGAAATGCATCTGCGAGAGGAACTCGGTCGAGACGCCGATCGAGCGGGAGAGCTTCGAGAGGGCGTCGTCGGAGCGCGTGAGGCTCAAAGTCCACCGGGCGATGGCGGCGCCGGCGAAGAGCCCGCCGAGGGTTTTCAGCGTGCCGGCGACGCCCTTGACGTGCGACTCGAACCCAGTGAGGGCCTTCTTCCCCTTGGCGGTCGCCTTTTCGAGGCCGCGGGAGTCGCCGGAGATCTTGAGGAGGAGCTCGCCGATGACGCTCATTTACTTCGCCTCACGTTCGCGGAGCCAGGCGCGATGCTTCTCGAGGCGCTCGAGCGGCGTCCCCGTCCACTGCGGAGGAGCCTCGGCCTCGGGAGTACCATCGTCCCCGAACTCATCGAGGAGCTCGGCCGGGATGCACCATTCATCGACGAGCTCGGGCGCCGGCGCTTTCTTGCCGCCGAGAGCCGCCAGCACGATGGACGCCAGCGCCGCGACGCCCTTGCGGTCGTGATAGAGCGCCTCACGCTTGTCGCGCCTTCGTGCATCTTGGTACTCGAATAGTTCCCGTGGCGTCAGGCTCCAGAACTCATCCGGCGTCAGGCCGGTGCGGAATCCGAGCCGCTCGTACTCCCGCCAGTCCCAAGTAGCTTCTTCCGTGCTTCCTCTCGCACGCCCCGGGACGCCTCGAGGAGCTTTTTTTTTGTGGCCTCCGGGAAGCACGAGGCGACGAGCTCGTTGATCTTGTCCTCGAGGTAGAACACTTGCTCAAAGGGCGTATCTCCGGGGAGCTCAAGGACGAGCGCCTCGACGGCGTCGTCGGTGAGCGTCGGCTCGTCACGCCGCAGCGCTTGTGCCAAGATGGCGAGCGTCGCCCCCCGCGTGCGTTCGCGGTCGACGAGCTCCGCCATCGTGATCCCGGCCCGCTTCTCCAGGCTGTAGAGGTCGCGGGCGTCGAGGCGCAAGCGCCGCGGCGTATCGAGTTGGATCTCGGTGAAAATCTCACGCTGCATCGTTCGGTGTCCTCGGTTTCGCTCGGCCGTCAGTTGTACTCGCCCTGGAGCGTGAGCGCGGCGACCGTGATCGTTGTCGTGTCGGAGAGCGTGAGGGTCGCCTCGCCGCCCTGATCGTTGAAGAACCCGGGCGGGCCGAGGAAGATGTACCAGGTCTCGCCGGCCGGAATCGTCGTCAACTGATCCGCCGACACTCCGAGGTCGAGGAGCCGTTGTCCTTCGAGCGTCGCGGTGATCGGCGAGCCCGAGCCGTTGGCGACGATGGCCATCGTCTTGCCGTCGTTCGGAATCTTCAGAGTGACATCGGTCGCCGCGGCGAGCGTGAGCTCCTCGACGCCGGTCTCGGTCACCTGAGTCGGTGTGAGCGTTTGGGACATCGTGTTTCTCCGTTCTGTGTTTTGGTGTTGGTTCGGAGGCGCTCGGCGGCGCCCCTACCGTCAGGCGCTCCGGCGCTCGAGCGGGCCGTTGCCAGAGAGAGAGATCGAGTAGGTCGCGACCTCATCGACGCCGAAACTCCACTCGAACGATTCGGCGATGGCCCAGCCCACCCATTGACCTCCGTAGGCGTCCCGGAGCTTCACGTGGAGCTCGAAGGCGGTCTCCGTCTGCGAGCCTTGCTTGCGGAGGAGGAGGTCCATCGCCGGGCCGTGGATGTCGAGGTTGCCCCCGAACGAGGCGCTCCATCCCTTGGTGATGACGGCCTTTCGCATGTAGCCGGCATCGTCCTTCGTCGTCGTGTCGACACTCTCGTTGGCGTGAGAGAGGCCCCCGTCCTTCTGACTGGAGACCTTCGCCCACTTTTCGCCGGCGATCGCGGTCGACTCGTTGAGGTCGACCAACAGGAAAAACTCCCGGCCGATCCGGGCTCGGCTTACTCGTGTCGCCATCGCGACCTCCTATCGTTGGAGCACCAGGTATCGCCGGCGGAGCTCGCCGACTCGCACAATCCGGCCCTCGCCGAATTCGACCTCCGAGATGTCGATCGACTGGAGCTCGCTCCGGAGCACGTCGAACCGACCGGTGAGCTCGAGCTCGGAATGCTCGAGGGTGTCGTCGATACCGCTTAGGATTCCGTGGAGCTCCGCGGCGCCCTCGGCGTCAGAGAACACGTCGACGCCGACGTCGACGTGGAGAAGGCGGCCGTCTGACTTGTCGACCTCGGCGAGCTCCAGGCGCATCGGCGTGAGCGAGAGGTAGGGGAAAGCCTCGTTCTCCGGGACGAAATCGTAGACGGCGAGGTACTCCGCGCCGACGAGCACGCGACCCGAGAGGGCGTCGTAGAGGGCTTTCTGTAGTTGGTCGAGCGGTAGCATCTCAAAACGGAGCCGAGCGGCGAGCGGACACCTGAGCCCGCGCCCGGCCCCTTAGCGCCTCGAGAGGGTGCGTATCCCTTGCCAGAGAATCTCTTTCACTTGCCGTGTCGCGTTCGCCTGTTGCGACTGGAGCGCGGGCCTCATGTAGGGTTGCGCCCGGCCGTGCTTCCAGCCGTACTCTTGCGCTGCGGGGTAGTAGCCGCTCGAGCGGACGTAGCGGGCTCCGGCACCGGCGAACTTCGCCGCGCCCTTGGCCTTCGCGCCGTAGCCTCCGCGGGCGAGGAGATCGCGCGAGGGCGTCGCGACGAAGAACCCGACCTCACGCCGGGAGCGCTTCCGCGCCCGGAGCTTGATCCCGCGGCGGAGCGTGCCGCTCGCCCGGGGAGCCCGGGACACGGCCGCTTTGTGGATCGTCTTACCGCCGGCGCGGAGCGCCCTCGTCAGCACTCGCCGGGCCGGAGCTCCGCCGATCGCCTCGAGGCGCCGGAGCGCGGCGAGCGCGGCCGACTTCTCGAAGTCGATACTGATCTCGGTCGAAAACTCCGCCATTACGTCACCTCCTCCGCCGTGCGGAGCACGAGCTCCCGGCCGCG